ACGCATTTTGCGGGGCTGTTACCTCTTTGCCGCTTACATTCGTGCGGTTATCCCCGGCAATAAAGTTTTTATTGCTATCATAAAACGCCGTCCAATGCCCGTATGATATAAAATAAGAACCGCCGCCCGCAATAGGTATGTAATCCGTCGCATAATAACACAACGCCCCCGGCGTATTGGCGTGGAACGTTCCGTTATTTGGGTCAATATACCCGTCCGATTGACGACCGACCGTATTTATATTGCTGTTATCCTTTACCGCCGCAAATAAGGCGAACCCGTCGTTACTGATTGCGCCGGGGTTCAATATCATATAATCCACGTCAGACGTAAAGTTTGATACGTTTATTTCCTCAATCTTTCCGGGGGTTACAAACTTGCTTATAACCTCAATCGGGTATCCCTCGAACGCCTGTGTAACGTCGTCCATCCATTCAAATTGGTATCGTTCCGCCAAATCGACCTTATCAAACGACCATTTCGACGACGCAAACCCCCAATTTTTGCCGTTGCGAATGTTCAACAACGTATTCAAATCCACGGTCAAAGCGGGATTATACGAATAAGAACCGCCATTGCGGAACCACAATATATGCTCAATCTTAAATTTGCCGTCCTCAATGTACCAAAAGCAACGGAAACAATCCCGTAACATATTGGTAAATTGTTGTAAGGTCGTCGGGGCTTTTTGCGCCGGGCGGTCGTAATCGCCAACCAATATGTTTGTTTTCTGCGATACCAACAACGTAAACCGTTGATAACCGATTGGGATAAAATCCGTACCGTACAAAAATTGGCTATATTCCGCCGTCGCTTCGTGCTTAATGCCGGGGGCAAACTGATTTAACAACACTTGAATACACGACGCAACCGGGTACGCATCCCGCAACGTGTATTCTTTGCGCCCTTGTTCCTCCAATATCCAATCGAATATCGCAAAGCCAAACCAAATGGACGCATACCGCCACGTTGACCGGGCAATTGGGAAAAACTTTTGCTCCCAAATTGAATACGGGGGATAAAAGTATTGCCCGTTGTTCGCCAATCCGTATTCCGTCGGCGTTGTGGAAAAACTGTTTGATATATACGCCACGTCTATTGCGTAACCGATTGCCCTATGATAATTGCGGTTGTTCTCTACAATATCGTCAGACGGTAACGGGTACGTATTCAAACCGCTAATCGTTTCGACGTCCAAAAGATAACGAACGTAAATATTGTACGTTGCCATTTCTGCGTGTGGCGTCCCGGACGAACCGGAACCGGATACGGCGGTAAAATCAAATTCCACGTTGTCGAACGGTTGATTGCCGGGGCTTACATTCGTATAACGGAACAATACGACATTATCCGACGACCGTACAATTTCATACGTGATAATTCCCCAAAAAGGGCGTTGATATTCTTGCGACGCCCGGATATAATAACCGCTTGTACCTCCCGACGGGTATAAATTGCCCGTAAATTGGTTGGTTCCGCTTATACTCATGCGCCCAACATACAGTCCGTTGACATTCGGGTTGGAACTGCCTGTTACGTTTATTTCTTTCAATAGATTGCATAAAGCAAAATGATACGTTTGTACCAATGCGTTACGGTCGTCCACTACGTTTGCGTCCTGTTCCCAATATGTACCGCCCAAAAAACACGAAACGACACTATCGCCGGGGATATATACCTGTATAAGCGGGCGTTTCTTGAACGATAACCGGGTTATTTCCGGGGCTAACGTTATCAAATTATACTCCTTTTCCAACCCTGCCAATACGTCGTTATATTCGTCCAACGTGTCCGGTTGTACCGTGCATTTCTTATTATCGTCGTCAAACTCGCAATCCGTCATAAAGAATTTACCCCGGTAATATTCATCGTCCCACGTTCGCCCGCCGTCGTTGGATTTTCCCATAAGGAAATAAAATTGGCTTTCAAAGTTTTGCGACATGATATAATCGTAATCCTGTCGGATAAACGATATTTTCCCGGACAATTTCGCACGGTAAAAACGTTGGTTGGTTTCCAATTCGTACTCCTTTGCCAAATCGTCCTTATACACGGGTTTTGTTTCCCGCATCCCGTAAACGGTCAACGCCGACCAATACGATACATGAACGCATACACGCAAATACGCCGCTTTTGTCGGGGCGGTTAAATACATTTGTTGGTTTTGATTTGCCGCATACGTCAACGCATTGTCGTTGGCATCAAAGAAACGGGCGGTATAAACGTTACTTACAATCAATTGTTCGCCGGGCGTAACTGAAAGTTTCCCGGACGTATTGTAATTAACATTATCCACAAACCCCGCCGAACTCATAAATACGCCCAACCGATAATCCGGCAAATATTGGTAAAATCGGTTGTAACTATCCGTATATAATATAAATCTATAAATCGGGTTCATACTCAATTATTTTTGTATTTACGTCTTAAATTCTTGTACAACTCAACCGTTCCGTCTGATACCGGAATGAAACGGCGGCGGTTTTGCTCCTTAATTTCCCGGACGTCGTTTTGCAACTCCTTAATATCCGGGCTTTGTCCGTTCACATTCAAAACGATACCGTCGCCCCCGGCGTATGCGTTCCCGTATCGACGGGCAAACGTGCCGTTATTAAGCGACTTTATAACGTCCGGTATCAACTTACGATAACGGCGGGAATTGCGTTTATTGATAACGGCGAAAAACTCGCCGCCCTCGGCACGCCTCCGGGTTCCGTCCGGCTTGGTTCCCAAATCAACGTCGTTGCCGGATTGGTGCGAACCCCCGCCCAACAACTCAACCGTACCGTCGCCGTAACTTTCCGACCCCTGCGATTGTTTCGCCAATTGCGCCGCTTTTATCTTTGAGGCGGCAAAGGAACCCCACATTACCGCAATTGCCGGGATTGCCCACGGGAACCCCAATTGCGCCCAAATCATCGCCGTTGCCGAAACAAGGTTGCCGATTTGTTGGATTGTCTGTATTGCCGCCTGTGCCTTTTGCGCTTTCTGTTGTTCTTTCAACGCCTTTTCTTGGTTCTTTTTGGCGTTATCCAATTCCTTTTGCGCCATAATAACGTTATTGGCATACCCGGCGTTACGGGCTTCCAATTCAGCGTCCAACGCTCGGCGGCTACTCTCAACCTCTTTGTCGGCGGCGGAAACGGCGGCGTCGGCGGCGGCTAACTTTGCATCCAAAAAGGTTTGCAATTGCTCCATTGCAAAGGATACCGACGTACTGATTGCCTCCTTTTGGTCGTCGTCCAAATTCAACCCAAACAGTCCGTATATATCGTTACCCCGTTCGTCGCCTTTGCTTTTCTCAATTTCTTGGTCGATTTTGGCGATTGTATTTTGGATTGTTTGTACCTCGGCATCTGTCATTTTGACCCCGGCGGTTTTGTTCAACTCCAAAATCTTTTGCAAACGTGCCTTTTCTTGCGCCAAACGGAACCGGGTTTTGCGTTCCTCGCTGTTACGTATCAAATCGAACTCCGACGCCTCCAACGCTTGCGTTTGGTCGAATAACATTAACGCCCGTTGTTGGTTTAACTCGGTCGTTTGCTTCAATACCTCGGCATCGTATTTGGCGTTTATATCCGCTTCGGATTGGCGGACGTCCTCGGCTAACTGCCTGTTTTGCGCCAATTCGATTGCCCGTTGTTGTTGCAACAACTGGATACGCAAATTTATTTCCTCCTGTGAACCCTCACGGGCGGCGTCTAAACGTAATTGCGTCCGGTCGGCTTCTTTCTGCATTTGGTCGATTGTGATTTGGTCGTTTAATTCGTCCAACTGTTTTGCGTATTGTTGTTGCAATAACATTTGTTGGTTCAACAACTCGGTCGTTTGCGCCTCAGTCAATCCCCTTTCAGTTTCCAACCGGGTTGTAATATCCTGTATCTGCCTTTCATATTCGACCCGTAATTGTTCCCGTTGCTTTTCCGCCCCCTCTGCCATTAACGCCAATCGTGCGTCCTGTGTGGTGCGTTCCGCCGCCAATTCCGCCGCCCGTTGTTGGTTGGCAATATCTACCATTTCGATTGCCAATTGTTCCCGCAATGCAACGATTTGGTCGTTTAATGCTTTGCGGGCTTTGGCTGTCAAATTCGCCTCGGTGCGCAACTGCAATTGTATATCAGCAATCGCACGGGCGTTGGCGGCTTGACGGGTCGCCCGTTGTTGGTCGAACGAATTTTTAATTAAGGCAATCCGGGCGTCCTCGGCTTTGCGCAATATATCCGTTTCTTGTTTGGCTATATTACGGGCTTCGTTAACTCTTTGGGCGGCTTGTATTTTCCTTTCGGCGTCCAAATCCGCCCCCTCTGTGTTAAGGTCAACGGCGATTTGAACCGCCCGCCCGGTATTATCTATTTGTCCCTGTATGGCATCTATTGCGTCGTCAACCTTGACTTTATCCAATTTACCGTCCAAATCGACGTCAATTAATATTTTCTTATCGCCACGGGCTTTGGCTTGGTTAACTAACAATAACGCCTCGTTTAACTCTTTTAGTTTTTTCCGGTTGGCTTCCAAATCTTCCAATTCTTGACCGTAAAACCCAACGGATTTATTGTGCGCTTTGGTGCGTTCTGCCAATATTTCGTCCTCAATCTTTCGGGTTTCATTCAATCCGGCGTTCCGGGCTTTGGCAATATTCAATTCCCGTGTCAATTGGGCGACACGTTCGTTGCTTACTCGGTTCATTTCCGCCGCCTCGGTTTCCAAATAATCCAACCAAACCTTTTGCGCCTCGTTAAGTTTCTTTTGCTCTTTGGCTGATTTGTCAGTATTGGACGCAAATAACAATAATGCACCGACGACGGTAATTAATGCCAATGCCAAAAGAACATAAGGGTTTGCCGCCGCAACTAAATTGAATATCTTTTGCGCAACGGTCGCCGCCAATGTTGCCTTTGTTCCCTGCATGGTAACAAGTCGGTTATATACTTGCGCCTTACTCAATGCCGCCATTTGAATACGGGAAATACCCAACATAAGGGCGGATTGTTTTTGTACGGCGTTTTGTATCGCTTGTACCCCGGTTGTAATGGCTATTGCCGCCTGTAATTTCTTTTGCGCTTCCTGTACGTCCTCGCTTTCGGCTCCGAATAACTCCATTGCCCCGGTAAATGCGGCAAACCCGCCGGACGCACCCGCCGCCAAACTCAATACGGCATCCAAATTGGACGTATCCGACGCCATGTTGGTAATTTCCTTTGTTGCATCCCGGACGGCATCCCGCAATATGGCGGTTTCTTTGCTCAATTGCTGATATTCCGCCGTGCCTTGTTTGCCCTCCAATCGCAACAATGCCAATTGCTTTGTCTGATTTTCGATTTGGGTTGTTAACCCTTTGGCGGCGTCGGAATAGTTACCCACATTAAGGGACGTTTTGCCCGTGGCTTCCTGTAACCGCTTCATTTCCTCGTAAATCGCTTTTGTTTCTTGTACCAACTTGCGCCCTTCCTCGGTCGCCTCCCTTTCCTCAACCGTCATGTTGTTAAGGTATATTTTATTAAGGGAATATTGCGCCGACAACCTGTTATATGAACCCTCGGCGGATTGGTTCAACCGGATAACAAGTTTGTTTATATCGTTTTGCTCCTTTTGGGCTTGCTTCAATTCCGCCAAACGCTTTGCGTTCTCGCTTTCTGCAAATGCCAAATCCCGTGCCGCACGGGTCAAACGGTCGGTATCGGTTGTTGCGCCCTTAATGGTCGCCCGCCCGCTCTCGGTCGCCCCGGATACGCCCGCCAACGCCGCCCGAACGGTTAACGCCTCACTCTTAATATTTTTAAGAGTATTCATATAGGCGTCGGAAAGTTGGTCTAATTGGTTAATAAGGTCGGAAATCGAACTGTCCGGCTTTACTAAATCACTATATTTTATCGGGTTGTTATTATCTGCCATAACGCCAATTATTACTTTGTTATTTGCGGGAAATTTGCCCGCTATTCAATTTTCTTTCCTCGGTAATACAATTTACCCACCGGAACCAATTAACGCCGGAAACGGGCTATTTTGCGCCCGCTTTGGCGTTCTTTGGTTTGGTCGCCTGTTTTATATACTCAAATGCGTTGTAATATTCCAATACGGTAAACGTTTTGGGGTTTACGTGCAAATGTTGGGACAACATCAAACACATATTTTCAAACTGTTTGTCGTACTGTATTTCCATGCTATCCGACCCGCTAAACGTTTGGGGTTTGGTATAAGTCAACAACATTGTCGTTATTTGCTCAATTTCCGCCCGCTTATCGGTTTCGTCGCCCTGTATAATCGCATCCAACATTAACAACGTGCGTTGCTTCAATTGGTCGTAATACTCTTTAATCGTGGCGTCGTCGAAACTTTTAGGAAAATACAATTGCAACTCATCGTCTATTTTTTTTTTGACCGCTTCCAATTGGGCGGTCAACTCGGCGTTCGGTGCATCGGCGAACAACTGCAATACCTTTTGTAATCCGTCCGGCGTCATATCGTTGTACTCGGTTCCGTCCACGCTTTTAACCAAAGCGCAAAACGCCAAATACCGGGGCGACATATCGGATTGAATGAAATACACGTTTTGCCGCATATTATCCAATTCCTTTTCCGCCAACTCCGGTTTATTACCCCGGATAAACCGGATTGTCTTTTCAATATGCGTGTCCCAATCGTTAAGGTCGGAACCAATCCCGGCGTCGATTAACAACGCTTTGTTATACGCATGAAATCGCAACATTGGCAATTCGTCGATACTATCGTACAACACAACCGCCCGTTTTCCAATCGTTGTTGTTCTCATATCAATATGCGGGTTATGACGGTTGAACAAAAGGGAACCAATAACAACCACGGGTTCCCGGTGCATATCGCAAACAGAACCGACAAAACGACCCCCGCCCACCATGATAAGCAAAAGCCGCAATTGAACATCTTTGCGAAAAAGGCGTTGCCGTGAACTTGGACGTATTCGATAACGCCCCATTTTTTCAAAAGGGATAAAAGGAACGCCGCCACGGTTGCGACAATCAAAACCCATATTACAAATATCATTTCCATATCTCAAATATTACACGGTTGCGAAACTGATAAAATCCCCTCAAACCGGAACCCGGCGAAAGGGTGCATTAAAAATTGGTTGTCTATTTCGTCCAACGTAAACCCCCGGTACACGTTTTCGGCTAACTCATATACCCGGTTAATTTCAATTGTCCCGTCTTTCAACCAAAAGCCGCCATTTAAGACGGTCAATATTTCGTTCTTTAACGCCTCGGTATTCCGGTTGTTCAGTTGTCCCGGATACACTTTGCGCAAGTCGAACCACACAATAAGGGAAAACGGGGCTTTCAACGTGCTTTGCTCTTTGGGAACCCAACCCACGTTTTGCGGGTCGTCAACCCAAAAGAACCCGAAATTGCCAATATTGGCGTCCGGGGATACGTCGATATAATCGTTGTCGCCTCGGTATTCCGTGCCGCCCGCATACACGTTCGGCGTGAAATACTTTTTGCCGTTGATTATCTTTGCGACCCGTTGCGCCCTGCCAAACACGACGTCCAACCAATCGACGTTATCCATTAACCCGGCTTGTATGTTCCCAATAACCCGGTCAATCAAAACCGGGTTTGGGATTATTGGTATAATCTTATTCTTTGCCATAAATTACGTTTTTTGCTTTGTTCAATAAGTCGGGGTAAATATATTGCCAAATCAACGCCGCAATATTTTCGTCAGTCAATCCCAATATTTGCCGCCCGTACTTTTTTATCAAATCTTCCGTCTTGAAATCCGACGCCTTTATTTCAAATTGTTTGTCGCCAACCTCCAAATAAAAACTACTTTCAAAATCCCCCTCATCCCGTAACGTTACCCGGTTGGTTGGTTGTCCCTTTTCCTCTTTAATGGCAATCGTCAACGGCGAATACGGGGCGTAATCCATAATATCAACGCCCAAACGGTTAATACCTTGTTCAAACAATTGTTCCTCGGCGTTGGCGTCGATAATAAACGCCGTCGTCATTCCGTCGTTGATTATATCCCGGACGTATAAGCCGGACGATAACCCATTGTTGAACGTATCAACCCGGTTGCGCAAATCCTGTATTGACTGTAACCCCGCCATATTCTTACGTTGTACGGTATTTTACGCCGTGGTTATTACACGTAAGGCAAATACGGTCGATACCCTGCGTATCTAATCGTAACGCCTCGTATGCTTTTTTAAGGTCATAACCCAAACCGCCGGGACGAACCCCCGCCGTATTCCCGTCCAACTCATACAGAACGTCCAAACGGGTTGCGTTAACTTGGTTCCGGTTAACCTTTACGTCCGGGTTCATTGCCAACGTGCGCAATGCGGTTGCGGCGACTTGACGTTGTATAACAGTTTGGAAAATCTGCCTTTCCTTAATGATAAAATCCGTTAGGTCGCAACCAACGGTTATTTCGCAATTCAACCCGTAATTCTGCGTATTCGTGTACATCGTCAACGCTATATCCCACAACTCCGGGTATTCGTTGAATGTTTCCGGGGCGTTCATCATAAACGGGGATACCTGTAAATACTTGGTTATTTCCCGCCATTGCTCAATATTGACGTAACCCGTACACGTTCCGCACGGTTCCCGGCTCCAATCCTTAACCATGTTTATTGCTTGCATTCCGGCGGGTAAATCGTTTTGATTATAGCAAAGGAACCACGACCCCCCGGCGTTGTTTGCGTCGCTGATATACGGCAAATAACAGTCCTTTAACGGGAACCATTGGAACCCGCCGTTAGTAAGGGTAAAATTCAAATCAAACGTCTTTATCGGGTCGATTTGGGACGAATGAAAAAGATACATACGAACAACCCCGGTTCCGCCTGTCATTTGCAAACCGATTTGTTCGATTTTCATTGTTACCCCCATTGACCGCACCGGGACAATTTCAAACCCGACTAATTTATGATTGTTCGGCAACGTCGCCCGGATACGCCCCGCACCGTCAAAGAACGTGCGCCGCTCCAAAAGGTTCTTTGTTTCCTTATCCAATCCTTTTACTTGCGTGAATGTTTGTACCATTTGCGCAATACCGTTACGGGTCAACCGCTCCAAATAATCGGAAAGGTAATTGTATTCAGACCAAACCGGGTTTCCGAAATCGTCGTTGAAATCTTCGTTAAAATCACTTGCGACGGGTTCGACGTTTTGGTTGTCCTGTGCGGCAATCCAAACTTTGTTGTTGTGGCGAACCTTTGCCCCTGCCTTGTATTCCGTTATCATATTCCAAACGGGATATTGAAAAACGAAATCATCCGGGATTATTGCCCGGATATTATCCAACGTAACAAGCGGGTGCGCACCTTGAAAATACAACCCGCTTTCCGTCTGCGTTAAATCGTCTTTTATTGCCTTTGCCGGGTCAAATGATTGTTCCCACCCGACGACGTGCAATAATGCGTCCTGTATATCTTTTAATCGGTACATCTGCGTTTATAAATTAAAAAGGGGGCGGGGATAACCACCCCGTCCCCTCGGTTTAACAATATTGCGTCCGTCGTCAACGGTTATGCACCACCCCCGGCGGGAAACTCGGTTGCGTTGGTAACGTAAACGGGCATTCCTAACGGTTCGTTCGGGTTGCGGGCGGCAATCTCGGCTTTGATAATCGGGTTTGCCACGGTGTCCGGGTTGCTGTTATATGCTACCATATACGCAACGTCAACGGAAAATCCGAAATACTCCTTAACGGCGCACGTCAAATCCTCGGTTGCGGCTCCCATGATTGCCGATTGGTCGCCAACGGCGGTGTAATAGTGCGACCCAACGGGCAAATCAATGTACGGCAAACGTACAACGTCCCATTCGTGGAAATTCGCACGGGTGCGGCGCAACGCCTCACGGTCAACACGGGTAAGAATACCAACATTACCGTCAGCAACGGCAAACATGGTTCCCATTTTGCCGGATTCATCGGTTACGTTGTTCGTGTAGTGTAAAACCTTGTTGTCGTACTCCATGCGCTTGTTAACGTCGTTGTAAACGCCATGTTGCGCAAGTTTACGAATAAGGCTATCAACCCCGGCGTTGGCGATTAAGTGGATATACTCCGGGTAACAGTTGGCACGCATAATCGGGTTAATATCGCCCAAAATCTCGGTCGCCATTTGGGTTGGAACCTGTATAACGTTGCCCGTCTGCGTATAGTTAAGCAACGTTTTGAATACCTGTGTTTTGTTGGCATCCAAAGCGGCAACCGCCCCGGCGTCCAATTTGTCCGCCAATGCACGGCACGTCTTTTCCATTTTGCGCAAAAAGTCGTGTTCGTATGAAATTTCGTTGTTCATGTAGGCGGCGGGAACCATTGTAAAACCAATGGCGTAAGTCGCCCAAACAACCGTTACCAATGCGGACGTATTTTCATCGTCTGCGATAACGCACGAACGGACATTGCTAACCGTAACGTCGCCGTCGTAATTGATAACGGGTACTTGTACCGTGTTACCAATGGACGCAAACGCACGGTCGCGCAAATTGGGGTTAATGATTGAGGACGGGGCGTTGGTTTGCTCAATAAAGAAATCCAATGCGCCATACTCACACGGGCGGGTCATATTACGGTCTAATTCCGGGTTCTCAATCCGCCAATTCTGCAATCTTGTTGCTACTAATGACATAATGTTAAAAATTTAATTGTTATTAAATGCGGGTTTACCCTTTACCCGTGTTGTTGTTACTTTTCCGGCAATGCGGCAACGTTGTTGTCCTGCCATGCCTGTTTCATTGCGGCGTCGAACTTTTCAGACCCCGCCGTTAAGCCTTGCGCCATAAGTCCGGCGGCGATTGCGTCGTAAGCCTCAACCCTTGTTTTTGCGCCGGATACGTCGATTGTCGAACCGCCGCCCGCACCGGAACCGCCCGCCGGGGGTGTTGTTCCGCCGCCCGCCGCTTGGCGTCCCTTATCCAAAATACCCATTGTTTCCAATTCACGGGTCAAAAGGTCGCCGGGGGTGTACGGGTTCAACTGATTGTTCGGGTTGCGCATGATTGCCCCGGTTTCGTCCTTAAACGCAAGGATTTTGCCGCCGTTGCCGTCGTCGATAAACTCCGGGTTCATTCCCTTTATTTTCTCAACGGCTTGCGCCAAAAGAACCTTTGTTGCGCTTTCCGGCAATCCCGCCTTAAATTTCAATCCGGCGGTCGCTGTCTGCAATGCCCCCTCAATACGAACGCCGAACAATTCCTTTTGGTAATTTTGTTCGGTTTCGTCGTACTTGGTTTTTAACTCGTTGAACTGCGTTGTTACCGCCGTTAAATCGGCTTTCGCCTGTTTCAAAGCCTTTGCGGTTTCCGCATCGGTCGCACCGTCGGCAATTGCCTTTTCCAAACGTGCCTTTTCTTTCGTCAGACTTTCGATTTGGGATTGCAACCCGGTTGCGCCCTCGGCTTTGGTTTTGAACTCGGCAACCACACGTTTTGCGTAATCAAACGTTTTTTCGGTTCCATTCTTTGCGATACCGGATACCGCCAAAATATCGGCGTCCAATCCGCCGTAAATTTCGCCCGTCTTTTTCGCTATAACGCTGTTTTCGTCGTTTGCGGACAACGTGGTTATCGCCGCTATTTGTTCGTCGGTCAACCCGGCTAATGCCGCATTTGCCTTTAATACTTCGCTTGTTAATGCCATAATCTTACCCTTTGATTATTTGGTTTATACTCTGTTACTTTTTCGCCTCGGTTTTTGCGTCGGCGTCTGCCTTTGCCTTTGCATCGGCTTTGGTTTCTTTGGCGGGTTCCGCCGGGATAACTCCCGCCGCTTTCAACTCTGCCAAAATTTCCGCTTTCAAAGCCGCTTTTTCCTCGGCTCTCGCTTTTGCGTCGGCGTCTGCCTTTGCCTTTGCATCGGCGGCGGCTTTTTCCTCGGCTGCTTTCTGTTGTGCGGCGGTGCGTGCGGCTTTTGCCTCGGCTTGCGCTTTTACGTACTCGTTGGGGTCGTGCAATACGGTAATCGTGTACCCCTGTCGTTTAAGGTTCTCGGCAACGCCGTTTTCGTATCCTTTTTTGCCGAACTTCTGAATACGGGGAACGGATAACCGTTTGCCCGTTTCGCTGTCGAACTTGCGTACCTCAATAACGCAATGATACAAATGTTGTTCATTGTCCGGGACAATGTAATTTTCGGGGGTTACGTCGGTAATTGCGACGTCCTTTGTTTTACCCTCGGTTGCTGTTTTCACTCGCATAATCGTTAAATTTACTTGTTATTACTGCTATCTTTTTGTCGAACGGAATTTGTGTGCCGAACTCCAAAATATTCGTATTTTCCCGCTCAAATCTGCGTACAAAGTTAGCAAAGTTAAGTTTTATACGCAATTCATTCTCCGGGATTAAATTACGCCCGTATAAATCCAATACCTCGTTACGGGTTAAATGGCGGTACGGCTCCAATTCTGCCAATATTAACATACGTTGCAATTGGGTTGGATTGTTCCGGTATTCCGTTTCGATTATCTGATTTTGTAGGGCGTCCAATTCCGCCTCACTTGCGCCGCTTTCCTTTGCCGTCTTGTAACGGTTCCGTAACTCGGTCGCATCGTACAAATAAAACTCGGTTCCGTAATTGACTTTTGCAGATACAAACATATTGCCGTATCGCAAACGGCATACCGTTTCATCGACGAATTGTTGTGCGGCTTCAAAGCCTTTTTTCACTCGGTTTAATACCGTGCTTTGGCTTTCAAATGCGGCTTGTACTTGTTGTTCGTTGAACGCTTCCCGTTGGGTTATTTCCTCGCTTTGTCCGACGACCGCCGTAATTATGTTTTCACGCAATCGGCGTTCCTCATCAACGTTATAATCCAAACTTGAACGGTCAACGGTTAACATTTGTACGGGGTTCCGTAAATCCGGTTGTTTATCCCCGTCCGGTATCGGTATTTCCACGAACGAACCCGCCCCGGTAATCCGCTTATCCCCGCATTTGGGGCAACGCATCAATAACCCGGCTTGGTCTAACCTGTAATACCCTTGTTTGTCTTTCAAAAACCCACCGTCGCAATAATCGCCGTTTTCGGCGTTGGAAAAGTCGCACGATTGTTCGTACCCGGAATAAATCGGGTACGCCCCGTACATATCCAAATGCCGTTTTGAAATATGGAAAAACAAAAACCAATCCAACGCCTCCAATTCTTTTGTTAGCGGGGATTGCTTAACGTCCGGTTCCCGTAAATTCAACGGTTCGTCCCAAAAGAAACGGGCGGGACAATACCGCAAGTCGTGCGGGTTATCAACCAATAATTCGCCGATATTGCCCCCGTCGTCCTCTCTGAATACCCGGTAACGTTCATCGTCTATAACGGCAATACGTTTGTCCGGTTGGCGGAAAATAATCCAATCCATAACCCCGGTTGTCCGGTTGGCTTCAAAGGTTATGACGCTTTCAATAGGCAACCAATAAAAATACGGCGTCGGGTATCGGTCGTTGGTGTTTTGTTCGCTCGGCATATCAACAATTAAAACGCTGTTAATTTCCGTCTTGAAAAACTCCCAACCTTTCGTACTCCAAATTTCCGGCTCTCTTAATACGTCTTGGCGGTAATACTCCCAATCGTCCCTTTGTTCCGTGTTTTGGAACTGATAATTGAACGCCGGGTTACGACCGTCAAAAATACGGCTCAACTTATCAAAACAAATTCCCGTTACCTCATTCGTGCGAACGGGGTAACGGAAAAGGGTTTTGAATATCTTAAATTTGTCGTGTGGGATTAAGTTTTGAACCCACGCCAAAAAATCGGTCGTGGGTAAACACATTAAGGGCGTAACGTTGGTTTGGGCGTGGAACTTGATACGGTTTTGGTGTGTAACCGCCTTGTTAATCGTCGCCTTTTTCCTCGGTTCCGTTATTTCCTTTCTTATGCGCTCTAACTCTAATCCCATTATCTACAAATTCAAAAGTTGATTTTTCGGGTAACTGCCAACCGCCGTTATTCTTTATCCGCAATAATCGTTCGGCGTGGCTTATCTCAAATTCTTGCGTCGTGTTTAACGGCGGACACTCCAACACGACCTTTGTAACCTTTGCCGCCATATCGTTACGCCGTTACTTTCAAATCCGTAAGCGGGTTAAACGACGGTGCGACAATCGCCAAATCGTCCGACCAATTCGGTAAGAACGACCATTGTATTGCGTTACTGTCCGGGGCTTCCAATCCGCCCAACGTTTTGTCGCCAATGAACAACGACCGTATCGGTATCGGGTAATACGTCCCGGCGGTTTCGGTGTCCTCAATGGCTCCGATTGCGCCGTTTTCGTCGAAAAGGAAAATACCCAAATTGTCGCCCCAACTTTCGCATTGCATTTCTTTAAGGGCTTTAATTACCGCTTGCGGGGCTTTGCGGATAACTCCGGTAAACGGGGTTGGTTCCCGTCCGATTATTTCCTCAACGCCTCCCAATGTTTCGTTACCGCCTCCGAACGTGCGGGCGGCTCCCGCCTCGGCTGTTGGGGCTTGAATGTACGGCGATACAACAATTTTGGTATCGTCCGCCGCCGACAATTTCGGCGTCCACGACGCAAGCAACGTAATTGCCGCCGCACTCGCAAAACTGTTTTTGGTTCCGTCCGCCTTTGTCAGACGTTGAAACGCTACTTTCTGAATTTGCCCGAAACTTTCGGCGCAAGTAATGGCGGGTACATCGGGCAAAGCCGCCGCCGCTGGACACTTACAAATCATACTCTTTAATTTTTAACGTTAAAACTTATTGTTACTTATCCGGGGGCTTTCCCTTTGCCTCCTTTGTACGACTGCAAAATTATAAACTTTTTCCGGTTTAACCTTGCATATCTCAAAAATAATGCTAATTGCGACGTTTTACGCCTCGGCGTTCGTGTGCGTATGGCTGTATATTACCGTCGGCAATCTCTTTTTCATATATCCCGGTCAATCCGTCCTCCGGGTCGTCGTGCGTGTTGGCGTCGAACTTTCGCAAAAATCCGGTTACATGGTCGTACACGGCTTTGTACCTCGTTTCCCAACCGAACGGCATAACGATATGTTGATTTACCATTGCGGACGACGTAACAATACGGCTTTCTTTGTTCCCGGATTGGTAAAACGGTTCTGTCATTGCCCGGATTTTCTTTTTAATAACCTTTTCATAACCCGCACCGCCGTTGTTGCTTTCAACCCATACTTTTTGCGTGCCGTTCCTGTTTACCATTGCCGGAACGGTTACGGTTGTTACGTCCGTGTTTTCGTCTGTCATTTCCATATCGGTAATAAGGGCGAACAATAACGGCTCCATACGCTTTGTTTGCTCGTTATATACCATATTGGCGGATTTATACACGTCATACGTTGCGGCAAACAAAAGGTCGTCCCCGTCGTCGGCAACGTCAATATAACAACCCGACCGGATATATTGCCCGTAATCGGATTTTTCAACCCACGTTTTGAAAGGCTGATACAATCGACCCTCGGCGGAACCGGGGTTGCCTTGATAGAGGCATTGGAATTGTACCGGGTCTAATGCCTTTTGCGCTTCCAATTTCTGTTTATTGTGTCGGCTTTCCCATAATGCCGCCCCCGGTTCCCGTGGGTCTATCTCGGTCGGTGCGCCTGTCTTTATCGCCTCAAAGTTTATGCGTACCCATGCGCCGGGGGGTATATTCTGCAAATCCTCCCAACACGTAACATCAATAACAATTTCGCCGCTTTTCTCAATGCGCCCTATCAAATCGTCGTCGTGCCAACGGGTAAAAACAATCAATTCTTGACTATCATTGTGCAAACGGGTACGTACAACGGTCGTGTACCATTTCCACGCCGCCGCCCGTACTATCGGGCTGTTACCCTCGGCGTAATCCTTATACACGTCGTCCAATATCGAAACGTCCACGGTTTTAGACGTAAGGGAACCGCCACGACCAACCACACGCAACGAGCCCTTATGCCCTACCATTTCGATAACATCGGAATTGCGCAAATAGGTATTCGCCATTGTTACGACGTTCGACCCGTTCAAATAGGTATTCGGGAATAACTCACGATAACGGGGCGTGTCGATTATTCTTTGAACGTCCCGGTTGAAATCCCGTGCGATTGTCGCCGCATACGACCCAATGACAATTTTTAAGTCCGGGTTTAACCCCTCCATAAATGCGGGTAATTTACGGCTCGAACCCTCCGATTTACCATGTTGCGGGGGTTGCTGAACAATCATTTTACGTATCAACCCGTGTGCGAACATATCCAACAACGTATAATAAACGACGTGGAACGGCTCAAATATCATGTCCGGTTGCATATACCGGGCAAAGTTGATAAGGCGTTTACGGGCGGCGGCTTTTACCAATTCGCCGGGGTTCTCGCTAATGGCTTTATACATTGCCAACATTTCGGCGTTATTCATTGTTGCCCTCCTTTCCCTTTGGTTTCGGTTCAAACTTTGCGCACGCTTGACGCCCCCGGATTATATGCCATTGTTCAAACGGACACGTAAGGCAAATATATTTCCCCTCCCAATCCTTATTTTGGTGCGTTTCGACCCAACGGGCGTGTTTACAGTCGTCGCAAATATGTTTCATATATTCCGGTTGCTTTTGCCCCGGACGGGTTGCGGGTGCGTTTCTCTTTGCCATTATTGCGCCCCTCCTTTCTCTGCCATAACCTTTGCGAACTCGGCGGATTGTAGTTTGTCAGCAACGGCAAACAATAAGTCGTCCGGGATTGCCTTAACGTCGTATTTGGGTTTGTCGTCGTCGGTTCCGGCATTGTATCCGGGTATCTCAATTTTAACCGGGGCGTCGAACCCTAACATTTTTGCTCGGCGTTGTTGGATATTCAAAAGCAAATCCAAAAAGCGGGGATTGCCCGCCGACGTTTCAACGGTCGTTTCGTCATACCCGTAATACTCCGGGTCGCCGTCGGTCGCATCCGTTTTGATAGGACGTCCCCGGTTGGTTTTCTCTTTGGTGCGTTGCTTTCCTGTTTTCGACGCCTCCCACGCCTCCCACGCTTGTTGCTCCATTTTATCCAACTTGCGCAATTCCTGTGTAACATATTCGTCGATTGTTTCCAACCGTTCCCGCTTCCATTCGATAAGGCATTGTTGCAAATCGTAATAAACCATTTGAAACGAAATTGTATAACCAACGCCACGGGCGGACAAATCCCGGTTCAATGCGTCGGCAATTTCTCGGTATGAATAACCACGCAAAAACAAGTCGGCGCAAAACCGCACATCGTAAATCCTTTGTTCCTCGGAACGTTTGTTGTATCCGGGGGGCTTTCGCCCTTTGTTCAATTTTTCCATTGTCTAACCTCTTTTAATGTCAAACGGGGGTTAAAAATCTGCCTTTTACGCTTTTCGTCCTTTGGCTTGGTTCCTTATCGGTTCCGTTGCCTTTGTCCTTTCGTTCCGGGCTTTGTATTCTTTCCCCTGTTTGCCTCCTTAAAACGTTGCTTACCCTTTGCAAGTTATTTGCACGGAATTTCCATTTTAAGAGGCGTTATTGTTCTTACTGACACTTTGTATATCTCGGCGGTTATCTTTTAACCACGGGGCAAATTTACGGCTTTTCCGGCACATTGCCAACGGTTTGTCCTTTCATGTATATAAACGGCAAAACCCCGGCTTTTGTTTCCGGGGCTTTTATGCCTGTCAATACCGACTTTCGTATTTCCCATTTGAGCAACGAAAATGCGGTTGGGTTCCACGGGGGTTAGTGTATTCCGTTCCCCCTTTTATCATCTTTAACGCCAAACATACCGGGGCGGGTTTTCCATTGACCGGGAATTGCGGGTTGAAATGTCGGCACATTTCGCACCGCTTTTCCGGTCGTCTGTTATCCGGGGCGCATCCGGGCGATATATCCGGGATTGTATCCGGGCAATTACCTTTTCCCATTGTTTCCCCCGTTACGTTTGTTCTTTCCCCGGCGTTTATCCCGTGGGTTGCGCCGTGGCATTTCGACCCGGTGTATTTCAACCGTTGTTCCGGGGAACATTTCGCCGAAAAATTCCGCCATTGCTTCAACCTCCTTTGGCACGTCGAACGCCTCCGGTTTCCGGTATTTACGTTCCGGGTTCAAAAGGCGTTCCAATTCTTTTTCATGGATACGCCCGCCAACAACGAACGATTTTGTTTTAGCCTCCAACGCTCGGCGCATTTGACACGCCGGGCAATCGCAATCGTCTTTTTCCGGCTCCGGGTCGGCTTTGGATTTTTCCACTAACCGGGTTGTCCGGTCGTATGCTTTTAATCCGTCAATAACAAGGTTCGCCAAAATCCAATCCGGGGTATTCAATTCGGCGTCGATACCGTGGCTGTTAATCAATTCCGCCAATTCTTTTGCAAAACTCTTTTTCATCGCTCTTTAATTTTTAGTTGTTAATCTGTCTATCTCGGCGGCTACCAATGCGCCGCATATTGCCAATTGTTCCAATTCGGGTTTCGCTTTGATTTTGTGGTAAAACTCATAATCCCAACCCGTCCGGGCGAACAAATCCAAATCGTCGTTAAGGATTGCGGCGACGGCTTGTTTTATTTCCCCGTATTTGTTATTCTTTCGGTCGTGGGATACGTCAAACCCGTGGTCGTAAATTTGGCTTTCCCGTTCGTCTTTGATTTTGAGGACGCCGACCAACTCAAAATCCGGGTCGCCTTTCAATGCGTCGATACACTCCGGGCAAAGCGGTACGCCCTCTTTATCGTGTTGCATTTCCTCGGTTGGCTTTTCCGCCTCGCAATTCTCGCAACGTTCGTATTCTTTGGGTTCAAATTCCCGGTTAAATTCCCGTTCCGGTTTGGCGGTCAAACGTCCGTTCGGTTCCCGCACAATATACCATGTTTCCGGGGCATCAATGAAAATGCCGTTGCCGTCCGGGAACGAATAAACCGCCCGTCCGTCCGGGGTTCTCGGAATTGTCATTGTTCCGCCCCCTGTAAACTTTTGTAAGGACGTCAGATTGTCCCGGCGAACTTGGATTGCGTCAACCTCCAACAATGTACGGCAATACCGGGTTCCCGCCGTGGCGTCCGCCTCATACAAACGGGTTCTTATTTCCTCCGGGTATTCCGGGGTCGTATTCAACGTACACGTTTTGCCGCCCGTCTTTATAATCCCACATAATCGCACGGGTTCCCAATCGACCGTTAACCGCCTGTTTGATTGCCTCGGCTTTTTGACCCTCCGGGGTTGTCTTATCGCACGGGCATTGCTCCCAACTTAACCGGAAATTTTCCGGGCTTGCGTCCACTGTAATTGGATTGCCTGTTAAGTCCTCGACCATTGCGCACAAATCGCAATCGAACGGGGATAATACATTTTTGTTCATCGCTCTAATTTTTTAATTGTTTTTACTGCGTTACTTTTCGGATAAGCCAACCGCCAAAATATTGTTTTCCGGTCGGTACGGCTGTATTTATCACATTTCAGATTTGCCCCGGTGCAAACGTCTTTTCCTATCTTACAACGGACGCACCGTTGGCAAAACAAATTCCGGGGGTCGTCTGCCAATCGTTGTGCGGCGGTCGTCCAAATCTCGGCGACTAAAACCGTGCCATTGACAACGGCACGTTCGCCGGGCTTGTATTCCCGTTGCGGGTCGAATTGGTCGGGTTGCTTTACTCTCATATTGCTATAAAAGCCGGGGGCGTACCCCCGGCGGTTAATAAATCAAATTTCGGTTACGCTAACAATGTAGTTGGATTTGTTCATTACCTCCAAAAATTCGTCAACGTCTTTTTCGGGAACCTTTGCCGTAATCGTCTTTTGGAAATCAAACCTAAATTCCCCGTCGGTAAATTTCCGGCTTAATTGCTCCATGTAGGCGATACCGATTTGGTACGTTTCCGGTATGTCCTCCAACTCTACAATAAAGGTTCGCAATACAACCTCAATTGGCGGGTCAACCGTTGGTTCCTTTTCGTCGTCCTTACTGCATGACGTCCCGATTAACAACATTGCCACAATCGGCAATAAATACTTAAATGTTTTCATATAAAAATGAATTTGGATACCGGGAAAACGCCCGGTCGTTTCGGGGATAATCCCCCGTTGTGAATGCAAAGGTATAAACATTTCCTTAACTACCAAAAGAATTATCTTTTATTTTTGCGTTTTATCCAAATAAACCGGATACCCACGCCAATAAACAATAATTTCAATTCAACGTCAACGTAACGGTCGTAACCGTTGACCGCATCGACGGACACGCCGGGAACAATAAACCAACTTTTGTATTTCCAATATTCACGGGCGTACAAATAGACGCCAACCCGTCCAACGTGTCCGCCTATTTGGGCGGTGTGTTTGTCCTTACTCATTGTTTGCCTCCTTTCTGTTTGCTAATTCGTAACCCTCTTTATCCATAACCATTGCCACGGGGTACGGCAATATGCAATCTTTAGTATAAACCAAATTGTAAATCCCCAATTGCCCCTTAACGGGAAATTCGATAACCCGGCGGGGGTTCCGCATCAACCATCCGTACCCCTTTGTTATCGCCTTGCGCTTTTCCGGGGGTATCCGGGTTTGCTCCCAATCATACGGGGTAAAATCGGCGACGGGCTTAATGTCGTATAATTCGACCAACCCCAACGTAACGCCGTTTTCATATCCGGGTAAATCCGGGTTTTTGGACGAACAAATTAAAAGGTCGCCCCGGTACGTTGTGTTTTTGCTTCGTACCTCAATCGACTTTTCGGCGTAAATAATCCCGTCGTCCTCAAACGCCGCCGTTACCAACTGCGTTGCATACGGATTCTTTACTGTCAACGCCCGCCAACGGTCGTGTTGGGCGGCGTTATAATCTTTATTATCAAACTGCATAATTATTTTTTGTTATCGGTTTCGTCCTCGCTTTCGTCGCCGGGTTCCGGGTAATGGATATATCCAATTTGCCGGACGTTTTGGATTGGTTCGTAAATGATAACGGCAACGTCGCCGTCCGTCCTTACGCCAACCAATCGACAATCGGCGGGAACTTCAACCCGTATTTCACTTTTTTTCATTGAACAAATCCCAATTCGCCGGGACACAATGGACGGGTAATAATTCCCGCTCAATCCCGGACGCCTTTACAAAACTATCTTTCCAATATATCCGGGGCGTACTCTTTGGGTGCGCCTCCCAATATTCCGTTACGGTCTGATAGAACGCCAACGTATCCCGCTTGGTATATCTGCAACCGCTTTGTAATCCAATTTTGAAAAGGTCAACAAAGGGGTACGACAACGCAATTACAGAATACGCCCGGTCAAACATTCCCGGCGGGATTGGTTCCACACTCGCAAAGGTACGGAACCCGTGGCGTTTCGCCCGTGCCAATGCGTTTATCCGCATTTTGTTTGGGCTTGCGTTAGGCTCCAATTCGTCGCACCCGGTCAACGTGGAACCAATGGCAATGCGGGACACGTCCCAACCCTCGGACGCCTCGGCAAAGTCAACGAAAAGGTTTATACCCTCGGCGCATTTGCTCAATATCTTAACCGGGACGCCGTGCCGTTGGCATACTCCGACCGCTTGACGGGTCAACCTTTGCGTTTCCGGCAACAACGGGTCGGTCGTGAATGAAAAGAACAACCCGGTTTTCTGCAATTCGTCCTTATGCTTCAATAACTCGTTTTTGAATATATCCAAAGCGTATGGATATTCCCGCAACGTCTTTTTCAACTCCGGGCGATTGCCTCCCAACACTTTTGCGCCACGACCTTTGCGCAAATAACAGTACGTACAACCGTTTGAACAACCAACGTAAAAGTTGGCGGCGTTCTCGGCATATTCCCCGGCTTTACCCTTTGGGCTATAAATAACCCGTCCGTTTATCGCTCCCATATCGTCAACGGTTAAAATGGTAAATCGTCGGTTCCGTCGGGGGCGGGTGCATCCGCTACGGGCGGCGGCGGGGCTTGCGTCCCGGCTCCGGTCGCTTTCGGGGTCAACATTTCCATATCGGTTGCGACAATCTCGGTAATATACCGTTTGACGCCTTGCGCATCGTCATAACTCCGGGTTCGCAATTCCCCCTCAATATACAATTTGTCGCCCTTTTTGACGTACTGATTGGCGACCTTTGCCAAACCGTTTTGCAATACGACGTTATGCCATTCGGTACGCTCCGGGATTTGTCGCCCGTCCTTTGTGGTAAAACCTCGTTTCGTGGTTGCCAACGAAAATGTCGCCACGCAACCGCCGTTGTCGAACTCCTTAAAATCCGGGGCTTTCCCGGTGTGTCCTAATAATGTTACTTTGTTTACACTCATAATCTTTAATTTTTGAATTTAACCCCGTCAAACAGATATTCCCGTTTGTTGTCCGACCAACCCGCCGCCATATTCAACGCCCGGCGGTCGTCGTCGTGTACAAACTCGCAATACCATGAATTGCCGCCAATATTCGCTTTTTCTTTCAGTCGTACCAATTTGCCGACAATATACCGGGCAAATTTGGCGTATCCGCTTGTTTCGGATATATGAATAATACGACGTTCGGCATTTATTTTCGGCAATTCTTCGATTTGCGGGGCTTTTCCCTCGGCGGGGTATGTTTGTACCCTTTTGAAATCTCGTTTAACTGACGACCGGGAAATTGCCCCAAAATCGGTTGTTCTCTTTTTTGTTCTCATTTACCGGATTTGTAATTGTTGATACTCTGTTTTCATTAACTCAATAAGCCGCATATTTGCCGGATAAATCCGCATACGCTCCCGGTCGCCATTTTCCCAACGGTTGTGCATCTCAAAACAAAGGATATTGATATTGCGGGGGTCGTGTGCCATTTCCGGGTGCGAACCCCTTGTTAGGATATGCGAACAATACACGGCGGAATAACTCGGTAACGGGCGCAATGTTTCCTCGCATTGGTGCGGCTTATTATCCCAAACCCACCTAAAAAAACGTTCATTGGCTTGCGGTATGTTGCCACGACCGAAAACGCAATGTCCGAACAATTCCCGTTGTATTTCGACCCGCAAACGAATATCCATTGTAAACCGCTTGTAATCCAATAGGGGGCAAAACCCCCTATCGGTTACAAATTGGTATTCCTCCCGGTCTGTTAACAATATCGGCTCCATGCGTTACATATTGTCCGTATCGTCGTCGCCTGTGGGTTCGTTATCGTCGTCCTCGTTTGCCGGGTCGCCAACCTCCGGGAACAATCCGGGGTCGCCCTGTGCGTTATCCAATCCCGGTGCGGCTTCCCCGTCGGCTCCGAACAACTCCAATTGCGCCTTTTTACCCTTGAAAAGAAAGGCGTAAACCTCGTTTTCAATGTCCCCTATAATTTCCTCCAATTCTTCCTCAAAACCGAATGTTTCGGTATTGAATTTCAGACGGGGCGAATTTATCGCCGTCTTTTGGTTATTGGATACCGTGAACAATCCCGTAAGAACGCAACCAACGTTATCGTCTTGACCGGAAAGGGACACGCCCCGAACCTCAATGTTTTTCAACATTTCGTCCGCAAAATCACGGGCGGCGTCTTTTTGCTTTTGGTTGGCTTTCATATCCGGCGTATCCATAAGGGACAAAAACGACGTGATATTGAAAATACGCCCCATGATTGGGCGCAACCTGTCAAAGCAATTGCGCAAATCCGGGTGTATATCCTTTGCGCTTTCGACGTGGTATTTGTTCGTGTAACTCTCATTACCGACGGTTTCGGTAACTTCATAATGGACGTCCAACCCGCCGTCCTTTAACGTCTTGACTTTCGACAATGCAAACGCCTTTTCGGTTGGTATCAACATTACGTTTGCGTTTTTTTCTTTCTCGCTCATATCTATATAATTATTTGTTGCCGGGAACCCGCCCGGCTCGGTTTTTACAAATCGTTTTCGACGTATCGTTTTAACTCGGCTTGGAACAATTCCCGTTCCTCGGCTTCCGTTGCAATCAATTCGTCGTACAAATCTTGGTCGAATATCTCGTTTACTGCATCGTTCAACATGGAAATCAATTTTTCCGGTTTTACGGCATCTAACTCAACCTGTCCCAATCCGTCCCAATTTGCCGTCCGGCTGTCCGTTTCCTTTGCCGGGGCGGGGGGCAATTTCCATTCGACAACCTGTTGTTCCATTAAGGCAATACGGCGTATTTCTACATCATAAATGCCGAACTTTTGCAAGTTTTCCCCAATTGACCGGGGTATGTCCTCGCCGGACGGGTCGTAATCGCCGAAATACAATATAATGGGCTGTTTGCCCTCGCTTTGTGCGTCCCGTAAACGCTCGGATAATTCATATAAGAACGTCAACGACGGATAACCCTTGCACGCTCCAACCGCAACGTCCCATTTGGCACACGGTTTCGCAAAAACGCCCTCCAACGCTTTTTTCTCAATAAGAATTTCCGGGTAATACGGTTGGTTTTCCCAACGATTTTTGCCATACGAACGCATCCATAATCCGACCTGTCGTTTGGCTTCCAATTGCTTTGCCGCCAAACTTGTTACATCGGCTTTGGTTTCGCCACACATTGCCCTATCTCGGTCGCTGAACGCTTCAAAATCAACCCGACCGTCCCACCGGGCGACCTCCATTGCAGCGACAACACGTTTGTAATGTTGTAACGTGTTTGTCATTCCCCGGCTTACTAACTGATAATGCAACGCACGTATCGTCAATATACCGTTTTCGTATTGGCTCAACACGTCAATTGAATTTTCAATTATCCAATCCCGTGTAAATTCGTCTTTTGTTCGCTTTGCCATAATCTTAAAATTCGCTTTCGTCCAACAAATCCTTTGTCGTTTTATTCCGGGCGACCGCCGGGCGTTGAGGCTCCGGGATTGGCTCCGGTTCCTGTTTGGGGTTCCCGGTTCCGATTGGTTCCGTTACGGGGTTCGGGTCGTTAAACTCAATACCCCCGTTTTGGGACTTTTCCGGCTCAAATTTCGCTTTGAGTTGTTCCGCCGGGTATTCCTTTTGTTTCAACTCAATAATCCCTAATTCGACCAATTCCGGGACGCATCGGCGCAATGCCTTAACGTCCTGTAATGCGTCATGCGCCGGGAATGTTTCGCCGGGGAACAACTTTGCAAACAATTCCTCCAATTTGGGGAATTTCCCCGGTTTGCCGTTCTGATACAATGCGCCAACAAATTTAATTGTTTTCATCATTGTATCAATGCGCTTTCCTTTGTGCAATGCGTCCTCACATTTGGCGTCGTAATACTCTTTGCCACAATAACGCAAAATGTTTGCTTTCAACATCGACGTATCAAAGTAAATGTTGTGCGCACATACAAGCGGGGCGGCGGCGGCATCCGCCAAAAATTCGTCCACAACCTCGGCGAACGGTACGCCCTCGGCAATTGCTCGTTCGGTCGTTATGCCATGTATGGCGGTCGTTTCCGGCGGTATCTCGTAATTGTCCGGTTTGATTATAAAACTACGTTCTTTGTCCCCTAACGACCACGCCAATTGTACGACGTGCGGGAATTGGTTAAAATCCGCATCCCATTTCAAACCCTTTGCGGGTACTCCGGTTGTTTCGCAATCAAAGAAACAAACATCTTTCAAATTAAAATTCATCGCTCTTTTACTGTTTAATTGTTATTACTCGTTTTCGTTGCGGAATTTATCCCGCTTTTTCTCTAACTCCAATACGTCCCGGTTTTCCTCGACGTATTCCCGGACGTCCTTACGGCAAAACGGTTGGTCGGCTAACCAAAGCAAATGCCAATACGGTACGTCCTCCATTTTTTTGCCCTTAAATTTGCCTTGCGGCATAAGGTCGCTATCTGTCAAATTCGCCATTCTTGAAAAGTTTTTGTTGCCCGTTTTGTTCGGGCGTTTGTTCTACATATCCCGCACCTGTTACCCATGTACATTTGCAATTGAGGCAATAAATACGGCTCCAACGGTACGGGGTATATTTCGACCGTATAACCCGCCAACCCGTCAACGGGTAATCCTTGCGTTTGCCGCCACATTTGCAAAACATGGTTACAACGTTCGGGGGTCGTCAATATACGTGTTGTATTCCTCGGCGGCAATCTGTTTGAGTGTTTCGATATGTTCGATTAACTCGGCGTTCGATAAATCCGCCACGGTGCGCAATTCGTGGGTATATTCCCCCGTTTCCGTATTGACCCGTTCGGCGTACATAACCGGGGAAAATTCCCGCAAACGCCGTTCGGTTTGTTCCTCTGTCAGACGTTCGCCCGCCTCCCAAATAGCGTGCTTAAACGTCGGCACAACGTAATTAAAATAATATCCTTTCAAAGCCTCGGACGAACCGGGCGACGCTACAATGAACCGGGCAATAATGCGGGAACCTTTCCAACCTTTGAAAAACTCGTTTAATTCCCCCATGTACATTGCCAACCCGCCGTTATTGTTTATCGTTCCCGTTGCTGTTATCTCTCTTTTTTTCATCGTCGATTAACTTTTGCATGGTAATATTAAACGCTGTCATTCCAACCGCCCGGATAAATTCCCGTTCGTTCGACGAATACCCGGTTGCCACTTTATCCAATATCGTTGCGAAAATAACAACGAATTTTCCCGGCTCCCAATCCCCGGCGTTGTGCATACGGTCGATAACGTGCGCTTTCAACCGTTGGTTATCCTTTGCGGCTTTTTTGCGGGCGGTTTCTCGGTCGTTCCAAAGGCTCGTTAATTGGGCTTTCACGTTATCAAAGAACAACGGCATTTTCAGAACGTCCGCAATACTCAAATCCGCAACCGGGGTTGGAACGGCGGCGGCGATTGCTTCGTTGACTTTCTTTTGGGCTTTGGTTCCCTTTTTCGTTGCCTCTGTCAATTTGGTTGTCGCCTCGGCAATGTCATTTATCCCGGCGGCGGTTCCTTTGTTGACCCCGTAACCGAACAACGCAAAATCCCCTTTGGTCGGGTCGTCCGGGAATATCTCGGCGAAACGGTCGGTTATCTCAATGGCGGTGCGCAAATCCGGCGTCCGGCGTGTCGTCAACCCCAACCGGATTGCCTGTTTATGTACGTGCGTATCCAACGGAATAATCAAATTGCGGGGTTCGCATACGTCCCACAATCCAAAGTCAACCGGGGAACCTTTGCGGCACATCCAACGCAAAAACAGACACAACCGTTTACACGCCGATTGGGTTTCAAAATCCGGGATACCATTAACGGAACCGAACAACGATTGTAACGTTGACAATGCGGTTTCGCCGTTTGTTTCGTGGGTTTTCTTTATTGCCGCCTCCATGCTTTCCGCTGACGTGTAAACATCATACAACCGGGCGCAAAGGTCGTGGAAATCGCCAAATGTAAACGTTCGGTAAAAACTTTCGGTACTCCCTTTATATTGCCTCCATTCCGGGGCGGCTCCCTGTGTGTCGGTTCCGACAACGTAATGATACGGCGCACCGTGGAAAATTTCCCGGTCGATAAAATCCGCCTTTTTGATTATCTGTTTGCGGTTGCCCCATGCAATCCACGCCGTAACAAAAGCGGATATTTCAATATTTACCCGACTATCGTAACGGCGTGGAATTTGTACCGGGTCGTTTTTCACGAACTCGGCGGTTTCGTATTGTTCCGCCCAACGCTTCAAATTTTCGTTCAATGTATATGCCATTGTTTTTGCTGTATTAAGGGGGACGGGAACCCGCCCCCGGTTAATTATTCGTTTTCGCTGTATTCCTCAATAATTAAATCGTCCTGTCCTCGTTTGACTTCCTCAATAAAGCCTTGATAACCCTCTTTGCGGGCTAATTCGATAAGGGATTGCAGACGTTTTGCGCCCAAACTTTCGCCCCTCGCAATGCGGAATACCTTAACGGTCGGATTGCTTGCGATAATCAATTTGGCGGCAACCTCCATTATCTGACTATCCGACACTTTCCCGGCAACGAACGGCACGCCGTTTAATTCCAACCCGTCGTCCGTGAATGTCAACCCGGCAATCGGCAATTCCGATTTTGCAATAAGGGTTTCCCGTTCTTTGAGTAAATCCGACAACTTTTTTTCGTGGGTTTGGGCGACCTTTTCGGCGGCGTCCTTTTGTTTTTTCTTCGTCAGATAGTCCACAACCAACGCATTGATTTTGTTGTGTTCCTCGGCTTGTTTGAGGCGTTCGGCTGTATCCAAATTCTCCGGGTTGTTTTCCTCGTATTTCGCCAACCATGCGGCGGCGTTGTTCTTACGGGTTTCGTAATCGGCTTTGTCGGTTTCAATTTGCGCCAACGTTTCGTCGTATTTGTCGGCGGCGGCTTTCGCATCGGTTTTGCTCTGTTTCTTTGCGGCTTCCAATGCTTTTTTTGCCTCGGCAACAATCCGGTCGTATTCCGCTTGCGCATCGGCGGCGGCTTTATCGGCGGCGGCAATTTCGGCTTTCTTTGTTTCCTCGGCGGCTTTGATACGTTCCGGGATTGCGTCCAATTGTTCCGTCCGGGTCTGCAAAGCGGTACGCACGGTTTTTGCTTTTTCAATCAACCGGGCGTTCTCGTTTTGTTCCTCCATTAAATCGGCAATGTCGATTTTCTCGGCATACGTTTTGGTATCGCCCGGCTTCAACTGTTTTTCGGCGGCGGCGCAAATGGTCGTATATGTCTTAACCTCGGCGTTTGCCTCTTTGCGTTTGTCCTTAACGGTCGTAACCTCGGCGTCAATCTCGGCGATACGCTTTTGCACATTTTCCGGCAACAACGCCCGCACGTACTCAACTTGCTTGCGGCGACCCTCGGCGGTTTCTGACCAACGGGAAAACTCCACGGCGTCAAAATCGGTATATCCGAAAACCTTTTGCAACATACTTACGTTATCCGACCGCATCCCGGTTGTTTTCTGTTTGATTGATAACGTACCCCGTGGGTTGGCTTTGGTAAATCGCAATTCAACGTCGTATTCCTCGCCGTCGTCGCCTACAACCATTTTTGCAAACCCCTTTTCCTCGCCATTGCGCAACACGGCGTCCCGGTTCCCGGTCAATAACGCCCCGATTGCCTTTAACAGCGTGGATTTTCCTAACTCATTGTCCCCGGTAATGAAATATACATTACCCTCAAAATCTGCGTTGAACTCCTTAATTACTTGGAAATTCGACAACTCTAATTTTTTGATAATCATTTTATCGCTCTTTTTATGCCGGGGTTGCCCCCGGCGGTTACTACTTATTTTTGTAAATCTAACATTCGCTTATGTACCAACGTCAAAACGCCGTTTATTGCGTCCCGGTTTTCGTCAACCTCATTGCGGGTACAATCTGCAATAAAGTTTTCCAACCGCTTGTATAATTCCCGCAAATCGTTAATACTCATTGCGTGCCGAACGGCTCCCAATTCATCCGTTACCATATCGTTACGTCTTTATGTGAAATATCCATTTTCCAACACGCAATAAAAACGTTGTTTATATTCTCATTGGCGTACAATATCGCACAATCTTTGGTTCGTACCAATTGAAAGTAAAATGATTGTTTCCCGTATGCGTCAACCGGGTAAACATATTCGATAAAATACGCTGTTTTAGTCCTTTGGGCTGTTTCTCTTGTATCCATATTCTTGTATTTTTGTTCCGGGAAAACGCCCGGTCGTTGTTATTTCATGCCACAAAAATACGGGAAATATTTTAATTACCAAAACTTTTATCTTTTATTTTTTGAGTTTTCGCAATAATCGCCCCAAAATAACAACCTTACCAATTCCGGGAAACTCAACTAACATATTACCATTGCGTCCCCGAATACATTTACCATTAGAACGACGAACCGCCCGGCACGGCATACGTCGCAATTCCGGGCGGGTCAATCGGTCGCCTAAATAGATATAATCCATTTCGTCCATATCAAAACAATTTCATTTGGGTATCTGTCAGAACGGCAACCACGGCGTCAACCTCTTTTTCCCAACGTTCCAACGTTGCCAACTTTTCCGGGGTTGGGTTCCGTTGGCAACGTCGTTGGTTGTGTCGCATCTGCTTTACCATTTCCGCCAAATCTTTTGCCGTTATTTTTTCGGGATTTTCGATTTGCGGGGCTTTGTTATCGCCTGCCATACTCTTAACCATTTGGGTAAATTAAAGCCGTGTACGGGCTTAAAATAAACGATTGTGCATTTGGGCGGGTAAATTTTCCAAAACCCAACGGGGGTTGTTGTGCAAAATGTATCGTCCAAAGTGCATAATCATAAGCGCATCGGCGTTCCATAACGTCGCCTTAACATCGGGGTAATAATCGGCGGCGGCTCGTTGGTATCTCTTTTTCCGTTGTGGCTTTTCCTCTCCTTTAACCCGCAATTTTAATTCGTTTTGCCATTTTTGGGGGTGTACCAAAACAAACGGTACGTCGCACATGGCAATTATTGTTTTCAGTTTTTCAAACTCGGATAACAGTTTTTGCACCCGAAAGGCTTTGCCGGGGTTATCGTTCACGTCGTCCGGGCGCAATTGCACCTTTTCGACAAATACCAACGGGCGGCAAATACTTTTCATATAATCAAACCATTGCCGCAACTCCATAAGGTCGCCCGGCATTTTGATAACCTCGGTTTTATGGTTCGGACGCCAAACGGCAATCCCCCCGGTTTTTCCGGGGTCAATACCAATAATACAATCAATCGTTATTTTATTCATTTTCAAACTCAATATAATTGTCAATAAATATTTCGTCCGCAATCATGTTGTCGAACGCTTTAATAATCGCTTTACGCCGGGCGACCTCATACGCTGTAAAATCAATTTCTTTGCTTTTGGTTCCCTCCCTGCGTACATGGTAAACCGTAAATTCATTAACGAACCCACGGGCGGCACGTTGTAAGAAAAGGGACAACGCCGTTTTCCGGTCGTCCTCTGTTTCTTGTACGGGTTCCGCCAATCCCGACTTTACCAACCAATCATATACAAACATTTCGTCCGTTAAGCCAAATTTGAGGCGTCCGCAATACTTGTATTGCAAAAACAAATCCCGGCAACGCCTTTTTACGTTGTTTCTATGGTATCGTTTTTCGCTTTCGCTCATTTCCTTTTTTGGCTCCGGTAACGCTTGGTACGCCTTATGAATTACCCCGTTTTGTTTCCGCCTGTATGCGTTCAAAATCTTTGCGAAATAATCGGCGTTAAACTGTTGGTAATGCGCTTTGTCCGGTTGTCCGTCCCTGCCTTTCGGCAAATATTCGTCCAATTCCCCGGTCGTTGCCAACTCAAATGCCAACTTAATATCCGCCAATGTCATTTGCGAATAGTATTTTTTGAGTATATCCAACAACCGGGTACAAATATACGCCCAATCGTCCGTATTGGTCGGGATAATATACCCGACGTCCATTGCAATAAACCGGAACATTTGCCCGGTTTTCGCAACCAACGTGCCGTCGTCAATCTCGGCAATTTGCGTTTTCGTTGAGGCGGCAAAAATGTACTTTTCGACCCCGGATAACGATTTGGCAACCTCCGGTAATTGCACCATTTGTCGGCGTATGTCGATTGCTTTTGTACCGGGCTTTGGATTGTATATAGCCAACGCCACGGATTGCGTATTTACTTTTTCCGGCAAATTTTCCATACATCAATAATTATCATTAAGAAAGTCCATTGCGCCGCCAACGTCCAATCGTTTTTGCGGGGCTTGGTATTCCGGTTTCAAATGCAACTTTTTCTTTTCAACGTCGCCACGAATGAAATTGCGTACCGTGGCAATCCAACCCGTCCGGGTTCTCTTTACTCCCTGCTTTGTTTCCGACCAATCGGCGACCGTGTGGAAATAATAAACCAAATCGACCTTTTCAAATTCCGGCGTCGAAAACAGTTTCTCAAACTCGGAATAATCGTTGTTACCGTCGGGCGAAAACTTAACCAATTTATAAACCTCGGAATTGCGAAATATGGACGTTCTTTTTTTATCCTTATCGTCAATCCCTTTTTCGTCCGGGAACAAATCCCCGACAACCCCGTTGGCGGGTTTACTCTGATTATTATTTGGTTTATTTACGTCATTGGTTGGATTAGTATTTATTAGTGTCGGGTTTTCCGTATCGGGTTTAACCGTATCGGGAAAAACCGTATCGGGATTTTCCGGTTGTGGTGCATCCATAACCGGATTATCCGTATATGGTTGGACGAAAACGGGTTGGTCGCAAATCTCATACGCATAACCCGCAATTGTTCCGTCCGGGTTTCGGTTCTGTGTTTTGGAACAATACCCGAACGTTTCCAATTCTTTTATCCCACTATACAGACTATCCCGCCCGTCGGTTGCCCGGTTCGTCAAATCCCGCATATTCAAAACCCAATCGTCCGGCAACATGGCGACGTATGCAATAATTCCTTTCGCTTTCCAACTCAACCGGGTATCTTTCAAAAACTCATTCGATAAAACGGTAAAATCCCGTTCGTACTTACGACGGGTAATTGTGTTATTGTTCGCCATTGTCGCCGCCCTCCAATTGTTTAACGGGTTCCCATGCCTTGCGTACTTTCAATACGTTGTCGGCACTCTCATTGGGAACCAACGAAACAACCGGAAAACGGGAACGGTCGCCCGGCTTTTGGGTTGTCGCAAATTGTACATTCAAATCAAAAATCACTCCCTTACAAAACCCACGTTCCGCCAACATACCGTCGAACGTTTCCCGGATTTGCGGGATTGTGGACGCCGTACCCTTTGTTGCGAACTGCCATACCCCGGCAACGCCACGTACCAACGGTACAATAAAATTCAACGTCAATGTAATTTCCCAACCGTCGTGTCCGTCCTGTTTGCTTTTCTTGTTGGGGTAACGCTTCGTAATGTATTGCATCAAATTTGGGTACTTTTCCGTTGTCAATGTTTCGTACTTTTTACCGTCCCATACTTGGAACGTTTCGCCGTCGCCCGCCGCAATCAATCGTCCGTCGTCGTCCCGGTATTCGTACCGTTCGTTGCATACTTTCGCCGGGTCGTCGTCCGGGAAAACGATTTGTATTGTTTGGGGCTTTTCGCCGTATGCCTGTGTAAATAACCCGGCATACTTTCCCGTTGGTATGAAATAATCAACGCTTTGCGGGTATCCGTTGGCGTTTTTCATTCCGATTTTTATTTGTCCGACACGGGGTAAAATCAAACGGGATTTTTCCGCCTCCGGTCGTCTTATTCGTCCTTTCATCGCTCTTTATATTTCGGGGTCGTCGTTCAACAATCTTTTCTTATTCTCATTTTTGGGCTTTTTAGGCGCATTTGCGGGCTTTTGTTCCTTTTCCGGTGCAACTGTCCGTTTCGCCGCTTTTCGCCCCGTGGCGGGCTTGTTTTCCGCCTCCTTTGCCTTTTTCCCGGCACGCTTTATAATCGTTGTTTTCTTTATCTCGGTTCCCTCGGTTGGCTCCGGTGCGTCCGCATCTGCTTTGACCTTATCGGCGGCGTCCGTTGTTTCGTCCGGGGTTGACTCTTTGGGGGCTTTGGTTTTAATCAATTCCGCCAACGACAACGATATTACGTTTTGGGTTAAATCCGGGGCGTCGTCCAAAAGAACCATACCATTAACCGCCGTAAACGTGTTGTCCCGCTTTTCGTCCTCAATGGCGGCAATCTCTAACAGATAGGGGATTTTGCGTATATTGGGACTTTCGGTTTGTTCTTTCAGATTGTACGACGGGCGTTTGCGCCAATCTTTCGGGCTAAAATTGAAAATACGGGTAACGGGGAATTGCTCAAAATTGACGTTCCACATATCCCGGTACATTCCCAATTGTATTTCGCTTTCCTCGTAAAAGCCTTTGCGCCCGCTTTTGAAATCGACGATTGCGTTAATACGGTCGTCCCTTCCAATCTTTGCCCGCATCGTACACGGGCAATCAATCATTCCGGCATACTTGTAATACGGGTGTACCAACGCAATTTCCACGGCTAACGGTCGTACATCATAATCCAATACGAATTGCGCAAACGCCAATACGTCCTTTTTCAAATCGTCGGCGTAATAAATAAAGTCGTCCGGCAATCGGTAAACCTCAATATATTCTTTTAGTTTGCCTTTCAGTCCGTCCAAATCATACGCCCGGTTAATCAATAATTCCTCAAATGCGGCGTGCATAAACGTTCCATACGCCGCCCGTTCGCCTTTGTATCGCTCGGCTTCCTCAATGCCTTTGTTCGCAATCCAATTAATTAGGTGCGGGGCTTTGGGTAATGTTTGGGACAACACGGTTGTAACAGACGGGAAAAACTCCGGGTTCCCGGCATCGTCGTAACGGTAATAATACCGGTGTCCCTTGCTGTTTAACTGCCAAACCTTATACGGCGGTTCAATCAACGTTTTTTCGTCGAAAAACATTGCTGTCATTTCCTCAACCGTCATGCCCGGTATTATCTCAAACACTCCGGTTGGTTGTTCCGGTTGAACCTCAACAAACGGGGGAATAATCGTTTGTTGTTCCTCGTTAATTTCGGGGAACATTTCCGCCGGAACATTGCCAACGGTTCCCGCAACCTCTTTTACCGGGTCGCCCGGTTTATCGCTCTTTTTCGCTCTCATTTCCTTTTTTCCTTTTTGTATTCTGAAATTCCACATAATACCATAACGGCGCAAATCCCGGTCGTTGCAAAGTGCGCCGGGTTCCAAAATGCACCGATAAAAGCCATAACGCCCAATATGCCAAAAATGACAATTAGGGCTTTCGCCTGCCATAATTCCGAAAACATGGTATCGGCGGCGGCTTCCAACCACATTACAAATTTACTTTTCATCGTTTCCGCCCTCCATGCCAAACAGATAATCCGCCGTACAATCCAACATTTCGCAAAGGATAACGACCCATTCCGGGACAATCCGTTTGGTCGTGCCGTTACATAAATTCGTCATATTGACTTGCTGTGCGCTTTCGCTTGCGCCCTCAAAAAGACGGGCGGCAATGTCTTTTTTCAAAACCTTTTTCCCGTTCGCCTCGGAACGGGCGATTGCTTCGTTTACTCTTAATCTTAATGCCATAACTTTTGTTTTTACGTTAATAACTCGGTTCGTTGCTCTCTTTGTGTCCGCAATGCGTACACGTTTTTTCCTCCCAAATTGGGGTATATTCCGGGGGCGTAATATATCCGTCCCCGCCTGTCTGCTTATATTCGCCGTCTGTAACCTCCATATCGCCGCCGCACTCCGGGCAATTCCCGTCGCCAATCAACACACATTCCAAAACGGCGTCGAATTGTTCCGACGTTACAACGTCGATACCAATTGCCCGGATAACCTCGACGAACTCGCCAACCTTAACGTCCCGTTCGTAACAATCGGCAATCGGGCAACCCCAATTGTCGGGCGTGTCCTCAATGATTTTTTTGTTGAGTAATTCCGAAACGATAATGTCGGATACCTGTTTGGCGGTTTTGCCGGATACGGTCGCCAATGCGTTTAATTGTTTACTGTCTGATATTCTCATATTTTTGCCCGGTATCCCTCCGGGTAGGCTGTTATTTCGTTCTGCAAATGTAGAAAGAAATTTTTAATTACCAAAAATATAATCTTTGTTTCTAAAATCATTTTTACCGGGGACGTTGGATAATAGGATTTTTAACCTACCTTTGCAATACCGCATTACCAAAATATCGCTCTCGGTTACTGCGTATCGCCCCCGGTCGTCCTTACGGATTGCCGGGGGTATCTCTTTTTAGCCTCTCAACGTAAACGTTCCGGTATATATCCCCATAAAATCCCGTTGCCTCTGTTATCCGGTCGATTGTCTGCAAATCATATTCCCCAAAAACAACGTATTCGTATTCCGTCAACTCGGCGTCGTTCAATGCGAACTCAAACGTAATGTCAACGTATTTGTCCCCGACCCGGTTAAATGCGTGGTCGATTGGTATTAAAGTATGCGTTTTACCCTCACAATACAATACGTCGTCCGGGAACAATTGGCAAAGCAAATGCGCATTACGATAACATTGTTGCGGTTGGGGTTTCAGAACGCCCCGGATAATTTCCAATTCGTAAGGGTTAAAAACGTCCGCCGCCCGGACAACCTCAACACGTTTTGCAACGGCGATTGTATCGGCGAAATATTGCCTTTGTTTTGGGTTCAATCCCAATTGCAGAAACGCCCGCATTTCCTCAATAATAACGCTTTCCATACCTCAACATTTTGTAAATCCCTTAAACGCCAAATGGTAAACGTCGTATTGTTTCCCGGTAACATAGAACTCAATCATACGGTCGGCGTTACCAACGTCATTTATTGCAATGGTCGGGTACGGTTCCCCCGGCAAATGGTTATAATCGTCCTCAATATCCCGGAACCCCTCCGGGTATTCCGAACGGTCAGCGGAAAAATAGTTTGCCAAACTTTGTTTTATTCGGGTCAATATTTCGTCCCCGTTTGGCTCAAAAGCCGCTTTTATTTTATCCTGTCGTCTTAATGCCCAACGCATCGGTATTTGTTTTAATAGATGATGAATACCCCGCCCGTCTTTTACCGTTTTACCTGTAAACCAACCCGTGTACGGGAATAATGTAACCGGGGAACCCCGGAATATAAATTGCAATGTTGTTTCCGCCACGACTTTAACGGGATACCCGAACGCCTCCAACTTGGTACGGGCGTATTCCAATCGTTCCGGTTGCAATTCTTTTTGTAACTCTCTGTTTCGGCTCATTTTTCACCCTCCTTAATTACTTTGCAATACTTATAATATTGGTCGTAGCAACTATCAATTTGGCACGTCAACCCAATATCGTTGCCGTCTAACAATAGGTTCAACACGTCGCCGGGATTGTGTCGGGTATATAACAGAAACAACCCGCCGTTCGCCTTTTGGATAATATCGTACATCGCTTGCGACAACCGATAACGTTTTATTTTATTCATCTTTTGCGGCTTTTAGATAGTTGTTATAACACGTTTTCCCAACCGGAAAACAACCCTGCGAATTATCGCCCAAATCAACGTCGCAATCTGTAATAAAACCGTCGATTGCCAATTGTACCAACTTTTGCGTTGCGGGCTTTGTCGGTCGTCCACAAATCAAACAACTTTCCGTATGTTCGTTGTGGGTTTCCATATACGCCCAATATCCCGCCGACGTTCTCAATACGTCCAAATCTGCCTTTTTCATCGCTCTAAATAGTTACGCCGGGGGATTGCGCCCCCGGCTTGGTTTTACAAAAATTTAATACCGCTTTTCTTTTCCGGGTCGTTCACTATTCCGTAAAATTCCCCGGTATGTCCTAACGACGAAAAACCGCCGTTGCGAAACATAAACCGCCCTTTGTCGGCGAACTCTAAAACGTAATAATCGTTTTCTTTGTCGTAATCAATCCGGGCAACCGTCGTGGCTTTTGCTTTACCGTCCGTCAGAACCTCAACCCGGCGACCAACCGCCGACAAATATAAATCAACGCCCTTTTCAATTGCGGCGTCTGTTTCCGCCATTGCCCCGGCGTAATCGCCGTTAAACATTTCGTTCATTTTTTCCAATGCCTCGGCGGGTAATATTGATAAATCAACTTTCAACGCCGCCCGTTCCATTATTTCCGATTTTGTTAACATAGCCTTATTTTTTAATCTCGTAAATACTCAATGAATTTTCGCACAATACCAAAGTCGGGAAATTGGATTTGTTCAGATAACAAAGGCTATCCAACGCCGCCCGGCTTGTATAAAACCACAACCCAAACTTTTTGCCGATAAAATGCAAATCGTTAACCCCGGTTTCCCGGTACTTTTCATCCATTAATTGTTGACTGTAAACGATACTTGAAAATTCAACCTTTCCGTCTAATTTGGTTGCAATCTCGGCAATATCCGCCGCCTGTGTTCTTTTCTTTTCCATTGTTGAAAGAATTATTTGTTGCCGGGAAAACGCCCGGTCGTTGTTTACTGATAATAGAACGTAATTTTGACGCCTCGGCGCAATTTGCAAACCTCTTTATCGCCGTAACAGTTAAACGCACGGTCTAACAAGCGGTTTACCAACTCAATATCGCCAACAATACGAATTAACCCGGATACCCCAACCGCAATGTTTACTTTCTTTCCGTCAACCATGCCGTTAACTTTGATTTTGTAATTGCGGTTAATTTCCTTTGTCGTATATTTCAAACCGTTGTAAATGCTTTGAGTATTCATTGTTACGCTCTCTAATGTTCCGGGGAAAACGCCCCGTCGTTGTTATATCGTACTGCAAATATACAACCATTATTTTAACTACCAAAGAAATTTCCTTTTATTTTGCGTTTTTCGTGCAAAAAAGTTTCTTTTGGTTCCCTGCAAAGTTATTTTTGGCGAATTTTCATTTTAAGCGACTTTCTTTGCCGGGGTGGGTACTTTATCCACTCAAACAAAATAATCGAAATACGGGGCGGAAAATAGCCAAAAACAAAAACGGGGTTGCAACGCTTGGTTACAATCCCCGTTTCCGACGTAATTATGAACAAAAAACCCTTATTCCTCTATCTCGACGTATTCAATACCCAATATTTCCGTATTGGGGTTTTTGCTTACGGCATCAATCTTTCGGTTCTTTACTTTCCGGGTTTTCCAAAGGAACCCCAAAAACCGTTTATACTTAACCGTTGCCGCTATCAATATACTATCCCGGTTTACAAACGTACCCTTAAATTCCCCGGCGGGCGTTGCGCATCCGTGTAACTCAAACCACGGGTCGGTAATATCGACGCATCGTAAAACAGTCGTCGTGTCGCCCGGCAAATATACGATACTATCCCGGACGGTTCCCCGCAATTCGTTTATCGTCTGCAATTGGGCGGTCGTTACATTCTGCAAATCCCGGTTCTTTGCCCTCAACGATTTTATCAACGCCGCATCGTCCGCCCGGTATTTCTCAAACTCGGATATTTTCAGTTTGAGGACGCCAACGGTTACGGCGTTTAAACTGTCTTTTGTTTGGTATCTCTCGACGTCCTGCAACAACGTTTCGGTATTCGTCCGGTACTTATCCCGTTCATCGGTCAACCTCTTTATTTTGGCGTGTTGTACCCAAAGGGCGGCGGCAACCGCCAATATGATTGCCGCCCAAATCAAATACTTTTTCATACGATAACGGTTTTTGCACGTTCATACAACGCCAATCGGTCGTCAAAACCATTGTACCCGCCGTTTATCCGTTTGGTTATGGCTTTGAAAACCTCCAATTCGTCGTCCCCTCCCAATTGGTCGGCTAATGCGTTCAACCCGTTTGTTTCCCAAAACCACGCCGCCGATTGCGCCGCATATTCCGGGGTTGCCAACAAATCCGGTTCGTCCACAAAATCCACTCCCATTGGCAAAGCGTACATTTCGTTTGTTGCTTTGTCGTAATTGGCTTTTCCTGTCAGTTGGATAAGTCCACGACCCCGGTATTTCCAACCGTCGCCGCTTTCGGTATCGCCGTTACCCATGCGGTTTGCATACACGACGTTTGCGATTGCCTCCGGTTGGCGGGCGTACTTTTCCGCCTCGGCGTCCGTCTTGAAATACTTACCGAAAACCGACCGTAACGCCTTTGCGCTGTAATTAAGGTTTTCGACAACGGCGGATAATTGCCCGCTTTCGTGTCCCACTTGCGCCAAAAACGCACGGGAACGGTTGGGGGTATTGATATTATACCGCATCATTGCACCCCGCAACGCCTTTTCGTACTTTTCCCGGTTCGCCTGTGTGCTATCCGGGTAAATGCCTTTTAATAAATCATTCATCTTTTTTGCTCTCTTTTTTTGCCGGGACGTCCTCAATACAATTTTCGACCTCCGGGCGGTTAAACAACTTAAATACGTTTACTTTCTTATTTATTCCTTTTGCCTCAAAGTAATTATTAAAGCAACTTGAAATTTCGATACCGTACACAATCAACAACAATAACCCGGACAATATCGGTATTCCTAATATTGTGCCGAACGTTTGACCGAATAACCCCGCCAAAGTTACCCAACAAATATAATCGACCAATTTATTTATTGCCCGTCGCCATTTCCGGGGCGTTCGGATTGGTTCCCCTCGCTTTTTTGCGGCGGCAACGCCAAACCGACTATCGACGAATATTAAAACAATAGCCAAAAGCAAAAAGGGAATAAGACTATTGTAAAAGTCCAACAAAGGTGCAACAACCGCCGTGGTTGTTCCGTTGATAATGTTATGTTCTTGCATATCTTTTCAAAGTAAAAACGGGGGGACGGTTTCCCGCCCTCCCTTTGGTTAGTGATTATTGGCAAAAATTCGCCACGAAATTACGGTAACAAACATCGCCAATTGATAAATACCCGTTGGCGTCGGGGTGTACGCCGTTCGTATCGACCCATTCCGTAACCGCCGTATTGCGGGTATTAACGGCACGGTCTGCGTGCGGCATATTGTACTCTGTGTCGAACTCGGCGGATACGTTCACGAACTCAACAAAACCGGAATATTCCGGACGGTTCGCAAATTCTTGGTATGCGTCGTTTTGGTTCAATGCCGTAACAACCATACCGTACCCGTCGGCGTAAGACGTTCCGGTTGCGCCATAATTTGCACCCATACCGCCCCGCACGCTCGGAACTTGAACCCCCATAATTTTTAATTTGGCGTTCGGAAATTCTGCGTGCAACGTGTCGGCAAATATTTTTATTTGGTTCAACACGCTTGTAAAGTCAGTACGACCGGGCGTTTGTCCGTTCCACGATAACAACGTATATACAACGTCGATTTTACCCCCGGCAACGGCGTTGGCGTAAGGTATAAAAGACATTTTGTTGTTATCCCAATCCCAAAGCGGGTTTTGCGTATCCTGTGCGACACTTGTATAAGTAATCGTTGCGTCCCCGGTTCCGCTCGACTTTGTTAGGGTTCCACTTGCGGACGGTGCGGGGTTCAAACTTGTAACCGAACAAAGTATATTACCCGTACCGCCTGTAACATTTACCTCCATAATGGTAAACGTATTGCCGTTATTGGTATATACCGCCCCAACGGATAACGACGTTACGCCCGTTACTTGGAACCTGTATGCGGGTCGCCCTTGCTGTGTGTAACTTTCCCACGTCCAACCGCCAACGCCAAAATACCCGGTTGTTCCGTTCTGTTTGGAACCAACAAAGGCGATATTGGTTAACGCTTTCCCCGCCGGGGTTCCTCCGGTTCCGGTCAATCGTCTGTCAGCCTCGGCGCACCATGTACCCGCCGCCGTAAGGCTATCCCCAAAACAAGCGACGTTAAGGTTTGCCGCCGGGGATTGTACAACGTTCTTTGTTACCAATTGGCACGTTTTCGACGCCAATATATTACGGTCGTCGTCTTTAATCGTTACGGTAAACGTCGTTGTTCCAATATCGGCAACGGTCGGCGTATATTGCCAATAACGGGGGTATTTGTTACCCTTTGAACACGTAACCAATATATCGTATTTATACGGGTCAACCGCTTGTATCATACCCCGGAAAAACAATTGCAAGGTATCCCCAACAATGGCGTTTATCGTATCCGGCAAACTGATATTTACCGGGTCGGGGGGCGCAACTCCGATACGCTCGGCAATATCTGCTATTTGGTCATCGTTCAATACGTAATTATCTTTTATCAATCCAACACGGAAATAAAAAGGATAACCCGTTTGTCCGCTTCCAATTGAAGCACCGGACATATTGCCGTTAGTTGCGTACATATCGGCGGCGTATCCGTCCGTAATTTTATACGGATAATTGCCATTGTATCCCCGACGGGTTACAAGTTGGTTACACCAATACATTAAGAACAATACTTTGCCCTCATTGTTGGCGATTGTTTGACCGAACGGAACGACAATATACTTGGTTTCGCCGGGCGCAACGTTTACGTAAATCGTGGCGTCGGCTAACTTTGTGCCGTTGTACTCTGTATCGAATATTGCGATACGTAATTGCGTAATCGGGTTGGTTGTATCCCGGTTAATTACACAAACCTCCGCCCCGTCAAAGTTTTTGCGTACTCCGATATGACAACCCCAACCGGAAAACGAGGACACCGCATTTTTATTGGTAAAATTGTTCGTTTCCCATTCTTGCGCATTGTCAAAAGACGGCAAATTGTCAAACACGCTTTCCCAATCCGTATTTATCTTTTGGATTTGGGCTTGCATCGTGGCAATTTGGTCTTTTATATCCATGCCGGGGAATTGCGACCAAATACCGCCAACAAATATTTTAGGGGATAACGCCCAACCGTCGAACCCGTACAAATTATTAATATTTGCGGGGGTTTCCTGTTTGATTGCGTCCCAATCAACAATTACCCACGAACCCGCCGACGGGGAACCAACCGTATTGTTTTGCAATAACCAATATTTCGACCCCTCAATTTTGGCTCCGGTAAAAATCCCGACTACCTCCAATTGCGCCGTACCCGCTGTAAAATTCGGTTGGGCGTTGTATCGGTATAATCTCATTAACTTGTTGGGTACTTCAATTATGGAAAACGAATACCATTTTGCCGGGTCGTATTCCATATTGATAAACCCATTAATCAAAAAGCGGTTCAACCCTTGCGCAACCAACGCCGCCGACAATGGTATTTCCTGCCAAAGCGGGAACAAATCCAACCGGGACGTTTCCGCCAACGTGCGGTAAAAACGACGGGTTCCGCTATAATTGGAAACGTCGGGCGCATCGCCCGCCATTAACAACGGGGCGCTCGTGGTTACGTTGATAATGATATATGCCGCATTTTCGGGGGCTGTTACCAATCGAACCGTGCCGCCCAATGATACCTCAAACCCTATTTGGTTATAATTCGCATCGAACCAAATTATTTGTTGCGCATTAATCCGGTATGATTGCCCGGCAACAACGGGATAATAAGGCGACATATAATAAGGCGGGCTTTTTGTTAGACTGTAAGACGTCCAATTAAAATATACGCCCTGTTTGAAATCGTTAATTGAGGCTATATTGTACCCGGTACGGTCAATATCCCCTTTTGCCAAATACTTGTTTCCGAAATAATCGACGGGGAATTGGGAAACGGTCGTTAAAACCCACGCCCCCGCCGCATTATTGGATATAATGTTGAACCCGGCGGGAACCGTCAACCCAAAGTTTGTGTACTCTCCGGGCGTCCCCGCAATATAAAAAACGTTTTGGTCGGGCGTCCCCGGATTGGTTGCGGCATTGGCAACGCCTTTGAACGTTGCGTTTGCACCCACGGAATTAACGATTGAAAGTAACGTACTTTGCAAAATCGTTCCCGTAATCTCGTTGTTGCCGTTCGCCTTAATTACGGCGACAATTGCGGCTTTCAAATCTGTATAATTTGCCATATCTCAAATTGAAAAAAGGGTTTATTGATTGTTATTGAAATCGTTGTTGAAATCGTTGTTGAAATCGCTCCGGCTCGTTGGGGTGTATCCCCGTCCGATTTTCTTTATAACCGTATTCGTATCAAATTCCGCCTCAACACTCGCTAAATCCCCCTGCGTTTGCCATTTGGGGGTTATCAAAAAGGTATCGCAATTGTACGATATGCCGTTGCACGTAACAACGGCATGGTCGGACAACCGGATAATTCGCATTGCGTCGCATAAAAATTCCGGTGCAAGGAATTGAAATTTATACGTCTTTTCGCTCAACTGTTTTTCCGGGAAAAAAAAGCCGTCCCGGTTTTCGCCGTCCTCTTCAAATTGGTATTCCGGTTTGCCTAACTCGGTGCAAAGGTACACGACGTTTTTATATTGGTCGCTATATTCGACGTGTCCGCCCTCGTAATACAAATTACTTTCGTCCCACCATTGAACACGCAAATAACCGTCCATGTTGCCCGCAACAACGGTAAACATTTCAGAATACCAATACCGACCGGACGTTGTAAGGCGTAAATAATATATGCCTTGTTGCATGGTTATTCCCAACGGCAAAAGTCCGGGATAAAAAACAATGTTGTATCCGTTCGTTGGAAAGGTCATAACCCGCAACCCGCCGGAAATCATGTTGTCCGTTATATTTGCAACCTGTTTGCCGTCCTTATCGAATAACGTAACGTTTGATATGGTCGTACTTGCGTTATAATCTATAACGAATTGAAACGGCAAAATAAACCCGGCTTGCGAAAACAACGGGTAAATATTGCCATACGCATACGATTTGCGGGCGTTCTGATATTTAATATCTGAATACCACGGTAACGGGCTTAAATTATTATTCTGTATCATACATCAACGTTACTTTATTCATTCGACTATGCAAAGTTATTGAAATCTTGTTGATTTGCCCGTTACCAATGGCGGTTTTTACTAATTTCATTGGGTCGGGGTCGTCAATGGACGGATATGTTACCGTTTGTTTCTTTTTTCGTTCCACGCCTTGCACATACGCCGTATCGTTATTTATCCGTACATTCCGGGCGGGCAAATCATACGTGTAAAACGTTGGTTGGATAAACATAAACGATAATATATAATTCTGCAAAACGTAATCGACGCCCTGCATACTGAACGTTGCAAAAGGCAATACCAAATCGGTACGTACAATTGTCATTGGGTCGTTAGTCGTGCAACCCGTCGTTCTCATATAATACGCATTTTGCGGGGCTGTTACCTCTTTGCCGCTTACATTCGTGCGGTTATCCCC